CGTCGCCTTTCCTCGTTTTGTGATTGCAAGCCGCTGGCAGGTTCGCACAGCGGCGCAACCACGTTTCCGGCTTCCCGGAAAGTCTTTATCGACCGTGATTCTTGGTAAACATGGCTGGCCACTTTTGCCGCGCCTCGTCTGTGCCGTTGCGAATGTCCTCCAACTCCTGCGGCGTGAAAACATGCCGACCTTCAACCGGCGTTGCCTGTGGGCGGCGATTTACCTCAGCCGCGTTGCGTGCGTGCCATTCCGGTGATCCGTAAACCGGCATGTAAGGTGGTTTGAAAGTATCTAAGTTTTTGTTTTCTGTCATTTTCGTTTCTCCTTTTTACAATCCAGCTTCACGCATTATGTCTTCCACGTGCCGCTGCCAATGTTTCTTGACGGTGGGGTTTAAATTTTCGATACGGATAAGGCTGTTAAGAAACGCCGCGCGGATGCGGACCTTTTCTTGGTGCAAACGCAAAGCGGCGGCTTCTACCTCAGCTTGGCCACAGTAAAGAATGTCGCCGGGGTTACCCTTGTCGCCTTTGTCGCCCTTATCCCCTTTTTCGCCTTTGATGGAATCTCCCTTGTCGCCCCTATCGCCTTTGTCACCTTTTATAGAGGCGCCTCGATCTCCTTTTTCTCCCTTGGGACCGGCAGGCCCCGGAACCGTGGAATCTTTACCATCGCGTCCGTCCCTACCGGCAGGCCCCGGTACCTGTGAATCCAAACCGGCGCGGCCCTGCTCGCCTTGCGGCCCAACTGTGCGTACATTCCGCACGGAAAGTAAATCATTGATAGAAACAAGCGTGCCGTCGCCCAGGGCGAGGAACATTTCCTTGCTGGAGGCGTCGCGGTACACGTTTCCCGGCGTGCCTTTGCTTGGCAAATTTCGCGCGTTGATGAAGTCAGCCATGTTAGTCGACCAGCTCCGCAACGCCGGTTAGAATCGCGCGGCGCGCTTGCTCATAGCCGGATTCCAAAACCGCGCCGTTGTGTTTCATGCGAAATTTCACAGCGCCAAGCTTCGGCCCGGCCGCCGCAAGAATCTTGGCGTCCAATTCGCGGTACGCGGATTGATTCGGCACGCCAGAAATTTGAGCGTCCGTAGCTTCGCCAGTTTGCAATTCGTGAAGCCTGATTCTTTCGTTGGCTTCTTTTATTTCCTTGGATAGATCCATTGTCGTTTCTCCTTTTACCTTGTGAAGATTCCGGCTGTCGCACGCATACGCCGCTTCAAAAGGGCTTGGTCTCGCAATTCCGCCAACAGCGGTTCGATGTTTTTACGGTCCACAGGATTATCGGGACCCTCAGGCAACTTCTCCGCATCGTAGCGAACGGTCACATTTCCGCCAGCGTCAACTCCGTACTGGTACCAGTGCCCGCTACGCAACGCATCTTCGTCGGACATATCGTCGTCGCCATCGAAAACGTTTTCCGGTATTGCAAAAACCGCACTGTGCTTCACCGAATGCGCCACGTATCTGTGAGGCACCGGCATTGCGGCAAGGCAGTTTTTGAGGCGCATGGAGGCCCAATCCGACATATCGGAAACCTCAGCCTCTTCCATTGCTCGTCTATCGGCGGCAACCAACTTGCCGATTGCGGCGGCACGCGCGCGGCGCTCGTCGTCAGTCAACTTGGCTGTGCCTGTTGCGGCGGCGGCACGCGCTGAAACGGCGGTCGCACCATCGCCATAGAAAGGCTGGGTAACCACGGATACGTCGATCAATTCCGCTTGGCGCACGCATCGCACTTGGCACGATTCCCCTTGGTAGCTGCCAGATTGGAAATCCTCATCCTGACAAACAAACTGGAAGGAACACTCCGACACGTCTTTTCTTTGCACGGCGGCGTAAACGTCGCGGTGTTGGGAATTATTGCGATCCAACTGGACGCGGAAATTCAACGCCTGATCGCTGTCCGAAATCTGCAACGTGCCGTTATCCGTGCGACCAAGTGGCAGTGCCTTCATATCGTGGTTTAGCAGCGCGAATACGGGTTTACCTGAAGCTAGGGAGGCTCGGAAGCACCCCGGCATGATCTTTTCGCGTACACCCTGTACCAGCTCGTTGCTGGAAATTTCGTTATAAGAAAGGGCGCGGCCCGCAAGAACGAACTCCTCACCTTGGCTGGCGCGAATCTCGAAAACCCTCGTTGCTTTTCGTTGTTCTGACATAATGCTTTCTCCTACTTTCACCGTGGCATGTTACGCTGCCGTTTTCATGCTTGCGGCTCCGTTGGCGGTTTCCATTCGACCGCTAAGTTGTATGCGATAGCTTGCGCCGCGACTTGCGGCAGCACACTAACCGGCTGTGTTGATCCGTAATACAAAATAACAACTGGTTCGTTCATGGGCTCTCCTTTTAAGATTCTTGATTAGCGCGCCATTGTTCCAGCGGCGAGCGGTTTGCACACGCCGCTTCGTACGCGGCGATTACTTCAGGCGGTGCGGTTTCGCCGCCGACAACGAAGCCGTAAACGGCTTCCGGCTTGCCTCGAAAGTACATCGTTTCGCGAGCGGTGGTGGCCTGTATTGCAACCTCGCTCGTAGTTGGCGCTGTGAAAAGTCCCCACTTTGGTTTGGCACCAATGCGCGCAAACTCAATGGTGCGATTCAGTAAATCGCCCGGTTGCGTTTGATTCACGCGCTCCAGCGCCTCGGGGAACATTTCTTCCAGAAGCAACGCTGTGCCGTTGTCTATGCGGCGAAATTCCTTCCCTGTGGATTTAACTCTGAGATCAGCCATACATTTTCTCCTTGGCCACCATGCGGTGGCGATTAGGCTCGTGAGCCGCTACAAAATACCAGTGGCGTGTTACGGGTTCTGTTCGGAGGGTGTTAACCACCTAAAGGGCTTTTCGTTTTCCGTACCACAAGATCAAGCCGCACGAAAATCCACGCCTTCCTTCCAATCGTTGACGAAGTGCCCGCCGGGTATTGGCTTGTCCGCAACGGCTGCAGAAAAATCATCGGCGGGTATCGTTATCCCCAATTCGCGCGCGATGGTTCTTCTTCTATCCGCCGCAAGTTCGCGAATCAGTTCGCCTACGGCAGCGTGCCAATAGCCGTATACCTCATGCACGTGTGCTTTGATATACGTCTCGCAGTCCTCCGGATTGTGGTTGTACTTGGGCAAAAGCGTTTCAAGCGTCAAAAGATTCAGGCGCGACTCCCAAATATCCTGCGGCACATCCTGTACGCACGCTGAAATAACCAGCCGCTTGCACGCCTGTTTGAAGGCGTCTTCCTTCACGGCACGCAAGCCTTGCTTGGTCGCGCGCAACGGACGAAAGGTTTTCAGTATTTGCGTCATCGGCCACCGCCCCACAAACCTGAGTCAATCGCCGTGTTTCCAAGGTCGTAATCCTTTATCTTGCCGCTTGGATGTGTGCCATCGTAGGCAACGTCACCGTCCCAAGTTCCCGGTGTTTTGTCGGTATCTAGCACACGGTTGCCGCCAATGTTTGCAACCACGCCGTTGGCTCCAGCACGCACGGCGGAGGAATCCCAACGCACTTGTGGTAATGGCCCCGCTTCCGATGCGGGCGGCATCTCGTACTTGCCGCAATGATTCACGCCGTTGTGTGCGCCGAATTTAAGCGTGTAATTGCACTTGGAGCAATAGAATCCGAGTTGGGATTGCTTGCCGCCAAGTGACTCGAAAAAGCCTTCCGGCAATTGGCTGTAGTCGCCACCAGCTTGGATAACCACGAATTTGGATTCTTCAGGTCTTCGCAGTGCTTTCTTGATGCTGTCAAACATGTTCAGTTCCCCCATTTCTGATTAAGCAGTTTCCGTTCAGCAACAGCCGAGTTTTCGTCGTGCGTATTTTCGTGAGGCTTGTATTTTTCAGCCAAGGCGCGGCAAAGGCGTAGTGTGTCCCATGCCTTGCCAGTTGCATCGTGTTCCAACATCCAATGGAATGCCGGTTCCTGATCCATTCCAAAGTTGTGTACCGCCGCCGCATATTTCAGGTTGCGCAAGCCGGATAGTGCGCCGGTTTCTTTTTCTTCCAGCACTCGGGTTTTGTCGGATATAGATTTAAGAATGGCTTCGACTGTGTTTTTGAGAAGTTCGTCGCGTTTATCGAGCCTTTTGGCGCGCAACAATATAAGCGTGCGTTGGCGCGACCACATCTCGGTGAGTGGGCAAGTAGCGAATAGGTCGCTGTCCTCAAGCGTAATGATGAATGGCGTAATCCACCGCTTGCCGCTGGCGTGGCGGCTTGCAACAACAAGCAAGGCCCACCCTTTGGTGTCCGATACGTGCTTTGCGATTACAGAAACATCAGGCGTGGTGAACATTTTGATTCTCCTTCATGGTTATGGCGCTGTGGCATTCGTGGCACAGACTAGCCAAGTTTTCTTGCGAAATGAAAAGCCGCCAATCGCCGGTAACTTTCCACGAGCCGTCCTTGTGGTGCACATCGGTGGCCGGTTTTATCAGGCATCCCTCACACATCGGATCGTGTCTCAACTTGTAGGGACGGATCGTTCTCCTCCAAGCGCTTGTGTCATACCAACGGTCGTACACCGATGTTTGTAAGCGCTTGCCAGCGCCCGATTCTTGGCACGCTGCACAAAACTTGCCGTTTTCGGCGATGCCAGTACAGCCGCCACGCGAACAGAATTTAAATTCGGGCATGTTGGTTTCCCTCATACTCTTTGCCGCGAATATCCATCGCGTAGCAAAGCCTCCGTGGAGGCGTAAGGCGAACAAACTTTCCGTTTTCAGCCATTGCAACGCGCAGGGCATAAAGCATCGCGATTGCGCAATCAATTTTTTTCTTAGCGTCTTTGTCAGCTTTACGCGGAAAAAGGTTGTCGTTTAGATCGCGGTGTGCAACCACATTGCTCAGGCACCAAAGAAGCGGCTCATCTTGCGACGGGAAGTGAAACCGCCCTTCCAGTACAAGGCTTGTGAAAAAGTCCATTGTTGGGCCGTAGTTTTTTGCATCCTTTTTGAATGGAATTGCAGCGACACCCGCTGTGCTAAGGTTCCCCGCCATTTGCGCGGCTTGCCACTCGTCGTAGGCTACGGCTTCAAGCTGGTACGCGTCTTCGTTTTGCCACGTGCCATAGCCAAGGGAGCGGCGGTAGTTTGCGAGAATGTCTTCTTGGATGTTTTCCAAGCGCAACGACGGCCCTTCGTGCGCGGTTATGCAACCACGTGCAGCCCAACCCCGGTAAGCGCTGATCGGTGAACCAGCAATGGTTTCCGATGGCAGATAGTTTTTCGTCCAACAGTAGTAGTGTTCCGGCGTTTCCGCTCCGTTCGGAAAGCCGATACACATATAGGCAACGCTTGCGAGATCCTGCCGCGAAGCGAGGTCCATTCCTAAAACAAATGCGCGGCGAATGTTGCCGTCGCCGAAATCTTCCACTTCGCCGGGGTGCCAAAACTTGAAGTCCTCCATTCGCAAGTTTGCTTGGCGGCACGCTGCAAGCTTTATTGCATCAATCCACACGGAATCCGCGTTAACCCATTCGCAAAGGTTGTGGCTGCGATAGGAGGATTGCAGCGAGGGAATTTTCAGCGCACGGTCGCGCTCCTCTTTCAGCGTATCTTCGTAAACCGAGACGCCAAGGTTAGGATTCGCGGCGCGTATTGCGTCGTCGCTGGCCCAGTCAAACCCCTCGGCGCTGTAGATAACGCAAAACGTTCGTTCGTCTACCAATTCGCCGGAAAGAATCTTGGTTGCGGTAACGTGCTGCTCGTAGCCAATGCTTGCTAAGTTTTCTCCCGCGTGTGTGATGGTGCTTAAAAGCGAATTGTTCATCTTGTCGCAACCGCGCTGCATTTCGTCCAGCACTTCACGGTTGCGATGTGACCAAGTTTCGTCCACGCTGGCATAGTGCGGGCGCTTACCGGCTAGCGTCTTGCCTTGTGCGCTAACGGGCTTCATCACACTAGCGGTGCTTTTCTGAAGTATCGCGTGCTGCTGTACCTCGATTCCGAAAGCCTCACAGAGCTGGGGATTGGCGCGGCACATTTCGCGCGACGTATCAAACACAAGCCGCGCTTGGTCCGTGGCGCGCGCGGCGGCGATGACTTCAGCGCCGGGCTGGTTATCGGCGGCAAGCATGTACAGTGCAATGCCGCTGGACATGAAGCTTTTTCCCTGTGATTTCCCGCACTCCAGAAAAGCGCGCCGGAACCGGCGTGTCTTTTTGTCCTTCCTCAGCCATCCGAATACCGTTGTCACGTACCAGCACTGCCAAGGCTCCAGCGTGAAGTGTTGTCCACCAAGCTCACCGTGGACGTGCTTCAGTAGCTCCAAAAATTCGCACACATTGTTGGCTGATTCCTTATCGAAAAAGTAGGGGAAATCTTCATGCGTTTGGCGTGCAAGATCATCGCGCTGTCTTTGGCACGCGGCGCGCGTCCAGCGGTTAACGACAATGCGATCGGAAATAACGTCATCCACGTACTGGTCGGAAATGCCACAATAATCCTTCACGGTTGCCCCTCCTTTAGTCGCGATATTTTTTCTTTCAATGCTTGCCGTGGATCAACCGGAGGGGTAGCACGCTCCTTGGCTGTGCGTATGTTGCGGAGTTCTTTTTCTATACGAAGCAAATCAACCCGCGCCCTTTTAAGTGCGGTACCAGTTCGCGCCCAAGTTTTGTCGATGGTTTCAGCCATAGAATCTGCTGGCAAAACGCCTTCCGCTTTCAGCACCAGTTCATATTCCAATTCTTGCTGCTCCAGCTTGCGGATAACATCACGCTTGCTGGCGGCGTGTGCCATAAGCACCTGTTCACGGTCACTGGCGGCTTCTGTCGTGGCATCGGCGGCTTGGCTGGTTTGTACCGGCGCGATAGCTTCAGGTAGCGCAGCGGCGGCTGGCGGCGTGGCAACAACCTGTTCCACGGTTGATTCCTTGCGATTGTGCCCTTTGATGAATCTGGCGGGGTGCCCTCTAAACAGACCGGCGCGGCGATCCGTGCGCCGAGCGATTGGCGCAGGCAAACCACAGCCGCATTCACATAGCTTTTCTGGCATCTAAAGTACCCCTAAAATCGCTGAATCGCATCGCTGAATTGCTGAATTGCATTTGATTCGCCTTGAATCGCAACCTGAAGTCGCCGCCGCGCGCTAAAAATCGGCGTGCGCGCGCCTGTAGATATTGTTTCAAAATTCAAAAGTGGACCGGCATACGCCTCGATCCATTCCATAAGGCGTAGCGCGGCGCGCGCGGGCTGTGTGCAGCAAGGCGACGACATGCGCGGCTACCATTCGTATATCCTCCACATCGCGTGCAACTGGTCGCCTTGGCAATGGTAGCCACAGCGTGATTGCTTCCATTGCGCCAGCAACGCCTCAGCCTCAGCCTTGCTAGCCGCCAGCGCGTACCGCCAGTGCCGAGTCTGATCGTGCGGACACTTGGTTAGCACCACCCAGCATTCCGCCGTGCCGCCGTCGCCGCCAACGAACGTAAGGCGCGGATACTTGCGACCAGCGATTACCTGCCAATGTGTTCTTCGCTTGCGTGTTGGTGTGTTGTCTGTCATTTGCTTGTGTTCGTTTCTGCCATTTTTGTCCCGGGGTTGCCGTTGCCGGT